GGGGCCATCGGGGCCATCGGGGCCATCGGGGCCATCGGGGCCATCGGGGCCATCGGGGCCATCGAGACCATCGAGGCCATCGCCGGGCGGCACAGAAAAAGCGGACGATAGTGCAAAGACAAAGATACGATAATGCAAATACTTATGGTCAAATCCATGCTATACTATACACAGTGAAAGGGGCAGAAAAACCTTTCAAAATATGATGTGATGGGAGATAGGAGAAAATGACAAATCTAAACACTATTTACAACCTTATCAAAAAAGAACGCCAAGAACTTTCATACAAAACAAATATTTATGCAATTGAAGCTCACAAAAGAATGATAGACCGACTTGTTAAAGAGTATAAAGAGCGAGGAGGAAAGAGAAAGGTATGAGCATTGTAAACCCGGCCGAGCATTGGAAAGTGCAGAAATACGGCGCAATAATTCGAAAAAGTGAAATAACAGTAAATCGCGAAAAACTGGAAACAATCGTGTACATATGTGAAGAGAAATTCTACGTTGAGCTTTGGGACAATGGTTATTTGTTACATTTTCAAGAAATGTTAGGGGAAGATTAGAATGAATACTATATGTGATTTAGTGAAGTTATACAACCCGAAAAAGATAATCTGGCTTGGTGAAGATGAAATATTCAATGATACACAAGATTATTTAGACCGATATGCGTGTGAAAATACGGAATGGGTATGCTACGAATATTTTAAAGAAACAGGGGGGGCTGATTATAAATGTGTGAAATGAGTGTATGTAATGTTATAAAAGACATTATAAGTCGATATAAGGTTAGAAATGTTAAGATAATTTCCCATGGGGAAATATTATTTGAGGGGAATTATAAATATGCAATGTTATTCGCGGGAAAAGGGTTAAAATGCTATAAGTATGTATATTATGCCGATAGAAAAAAGGAGTTGATTATAAATGTGTAATTGTAGATTTTGTTGCAAAGACGAAAATTTTGCTTATTTTGTTGTGAATGACAATGGAAAAGATTCAAGAACACTTATAAGAAGTGGTGGTGGAATGCCATTGATAATTTTATCGGAAAACCTTATCCAAAACAGATGGCGTACATTGAGTGTTTATATGCCTAAATTTTGCCCAGAATGCGGAAGAAAGTTGGAGGTACTACAATGAAACTTAAAAGAGAACACATTGCATATTTAAACGAAACGGCAAGACTAGATATTGATATCGCATTACAAATGGTAGACGGTGTAAATATGCTATCCGAAGTTGAATATGGTTTTGTACACATGAACGAAGATGAATATAGGTTGGTTTACTGGGAAGATGGTATTTTAAAAGATGCATATAAAAACTGTGAGGATTAATAATGTACTTAGATTTTGTAAACGCTCTTAGGACGGTTGGAATAGGTTTAATATTATGCTCTTTAGTTGGAATAGTTGCCATAATTAAATCCGCAAATAATTGGAGGGATTTAAAATGATAGACATAGGTTTAACAAATGCATTAGCGCAAATAAGGGACGCATTATATGAAGTTGCGGACGCAAACAGAGAAAGTAAAGAAAATGGGGATAAATGCGACTACTGTTCCTATAATGGATATTATGACGAAGATTACGAATAATGTTAAAAACGGCAGAAATGCTTAAAAGGAGGGTTGACGTTTTATTAAATGCCGTTTATAATATAATCACAAAATAAAAGGAGATAATTTAAAATGAAAGTAAAGATTTATGAGGGACGTATTTATAGCGTTATCAAGGAGAAAGACGGGAATTTCTGTGTTGAAACAATGGACGGTTTTTACAAGAATGATTCGGATTTCAAAAAGGCAATGAAAGCCAAGGGTGAAAAGTTTATTGGAATTGCGAATAAAGAGAAAATTTATAATATTTATGAAATCAGCGCAGAAATTGTAAAAGAACACGGCACGCTTGTAAACGAATAATTTAGAATGGGAGTAATTTAAAATGGCTTATAAAAAGAAAGCAGAAACTAAAGAACGTGTAGAAACAGTTTTTAATATTAAAGGCGAATTGACGTTCTGGGTAAAAACGGGGAGTAACGGAAAGCTTTACGCGTCCACGTCTGTAAAAAACAGTGATGGCGACAGAATGTTCTATTCAGTCTTTTTCAGAAAAGATGTTGATTTGACCGATTTTGATGATGGTATGAATAAAATCAACGTGAAGTCCGGTTTCATTACATGTTCTAAAATCGGCGAAAGTGTTCGGCCGAAAATCATGGTTTTGGATTTCGAGTAAGAGGAAAAACAGCGCCCCGGTTACCCGGGGCGCACTATTTAGAAAGTAGGTGTTGAAAGATGAAATACACCGCTGGGAATTTAAGAACAAGGGATATTGATAAAGAAATTCGAGCATACAACAGACGGCTACTTCAATTGCAGTCGAAAAATGAAGCGTTTAAAATTCTGGACACTTTGACACGTACAGAAGTAATGCGAGGAAGAACCGATGCAGAAATAGCGCGGGAGCTGAACCGTTTACAGGAATTGGCAAAACCTGAAAAACAAAAGATGGTAAAGTATAAGGCTGGTAGCAGTTTAGAAGTTCCGCTATTTGTTCGTGAACAAGTCGAACGTGCAATAACAAAAGCGAATAAGCAGACTATGAAAAGGTTTGAAATTCTGGAGGCACAGCGTAGAGGCTCATTCTACACGATTGAACAAGAAAGTTTAAGGCCTATTACAAAAGGTTCAGGCAGGACACTGATGGAAGTTAAAAAGAGATTGGAAACCGCACAAAACCGTGGTCGTAGCGGTTATTTAACTTTTTTGGATGATAGCTACAAAAGAAATTATATTAAGGCCATTCAAAATAATTTTGGTGCGGCAGGAGACAAATTAGTTGATAGAATCAGTAAAATAAACGGCACTGCTTTCTATTACGCAAGTCAAGACCCGTCATATGGCTCATATTTGGAAATTGAATATTCATATGGTGAAGAAGCTATAAATGCTATGATAAATAAAATTGAAAACGCTTTAGCGGTTTTAAATTTGTAATGTTTACCGCAGATTTTGAAACCACAACAGATAAAAATGATTGCAGGGTTTGGGCTTGGGCCGTTTGCGAAATTGGCGTTATAGATAACATAGTAACAGGAAATAGCATAGAAAGTTTTTTCAAAACATGTGAAGAAAGCGGAAATTTAATTCTTTATTTTCACAACCTGAAATTCGACGGTGAATTCTGCATTAGTTATCTATTAAATCATGGATATGGATATGTAGAAACAAAGAAACTTTACAACAAGCAATTCAACGCGCTAATATCCGATATGGGCCAGTTTTACAAAATAAAGATACGGTTTGAAAATGGAAATAGCTTAGAATTGCGTGACAGTATGAAACTATTGAATTATTCAGTCGATGAAATAGCAAAAGCATTCCATCTGGATATTCAAAAACTTGAAATTGATTATAATGCCCCACGCGGGACAAACCACATTTTAACGAAAGAAGAAACTGAATATTTGAAACACGATGTTCAAATAATGTCACTTGCGCTAGACCGTATTTTTAAAATGGGGTTTGAAAAACTAACACAAGGAAGTTGCGCATTAGAAGATTTTAAAAGCATCATTGGAAAAAGGAGGTTTAGAACGTTGTTTCCCGAGCCGAATTACGACAAGGATATCCGTAAATCCTATAAAGGCGGCTTTACTTATCTTAACCCGATATACGCCGATAAAGATGTAGGTGAAGGTAATGTATTTGATGTGAATAGTCTGTATCCATCCCGTATGTATTATTGTGATTTGCCTTGGGGTGAACCGAAATTTTATGACGGTGAATATGTTGAAGATGCAGAACGGCCTCTATACATTCAGCTGTTTAAATGTGAGTTTGAATTAAAAGAGGGATATTTGCCGACAATTCAATTAAAAGGGAATAGCCGCTTTGTACAAACAGAATATGTAACTTCAAGTAATGGTGACATTGTTCCACTCTGTTTAACAAATGTGGATTTTGAGTTGTTTTTAAAACACTACAATGTTTATAACCTAGAATACATTCGTGGGTGGAAGTTTCGTGCATCAAAAGATTTGTTTAAAAAGTACATTGATAAATGGATGCAGGAGAAAATAAAGGCGGGTAAAGAACATAATCCTACTATGCGAAACTGGTCGAAAATCATGCTAAATTCATTATATGGTAAATTTGCGCTTGACCCTATATGCGCGAAAAAGCATCCGTACCTTGATAAAGGTGTTGTGAAATACAGAACATCCCCACCAGAAACAAGGGAAGCCTTGTATCTACCTGTTGGTGCATTTATTACGGCTTACGCACGTAGATACACGATTGAAACCAGTCAAAAAATAAAGGAATACAGCATAGAAAAATATGGTAAAGACATGTACATTTACAGCGATACAGATAGTATCCACACAACTTTGCCGGTGGAAGATATTAAAAAGTTCATCGAGATAGATGATTATAAACTCGGCGCGTGGGCGCACGAAAGCCATTTTACAAGAGCACGATTTTTAAGGCCGAAAACATACATTGAAGAAATAGATGGTAAATTACATGTTACTTGCGCGGGCTTGCCAGACAAGGGAAAGGAGCAGGTAACATGGGAAAACTTTCATCCGTGCGCAACGTATACGGGGAAACTCATGCCCGTTCACGTTGATGGCGGGATAGTTCTGGTTGATAAAGAGTTTAATATAAGGGGGTAAATTTGTATGTATAATAATTTTATTGATAAATATTCCAACTTGAAAAGAGCCTATGTGAATTTGATTAAAGATAGTAAAAGAATCTATGACGAAAATGATATCATGGAGCGTAAATATAATGAGATGTGCGGTTTATATGATGAAATTAGTTTGAAACTCGCAAAAGCAATTATTAAAATCAATCGGATTGAACGTGAAAACAAAGAGTTAAAAAGAAATCTTGAAGAATTATCCAAAGAAAAATGTACGCTTTGCGAAACCAATTTAAAATATATGAATGGATGGAGGTTAGAAGAATGAAAGAATTTTAAAATATTATAAGCAACTAAAGAAACTTTATCAAAAGCTATTTGAATCAATTATCCATATTTGAACAACAAAAATTCATGGCATAATTTGTAAATTACAGGTATGATTATAATAGGATTTACAGGAAATGTAAATAGTATTTACAGCGGAGTGCAACGGGTGAAACCGACCGTCTGTAACATCGGGCCTTGCAAGCTATAATATTTCTGCCTGTAAATCCTGTTGAGGTGATTTTCATGTATTATGATATAAATAATACGTTATCTTATAACGCGCTTTTTAACATTGTGCTTGGGGGCCGTGGAATTGGCAAATCATACCAATGGAAAATCAAAGCGGTACGGGACTTCCTTAAAAAAGGTAAACAGTTCGGGTATATTCGGAGATATAAAGATGAGCTATTAAAAACCGCTGACAAATATTTCAACGACATTATTAAAAATCAAGTTTTTCCCGACACCAAAATAGAGTATGACGGTGGTCAATGGTACATAAATGAGGAGTTGGCCGGGTACACTTTTGCGTTAACGAAAGCAAGCGATTATAAATCGAGTGCTTTTCCTGACATTTCAAATCTGATTTTTGAGGAGTTTATAATTGACAAGCCGCATTCATCTTATTTGCGCAATGAGCCTTTCCTTTTATTCGATTTGTACGATACAATAGCCCGAATGCGAGACGATGTTATCTTATTTATGCTTGGCAATGCAATTTCAATGGCAAACCCATATTTTATACAATGGGATTTATCACTGCCGAAAAATAAAAATGCAGTTGTAAGAGATAACATACTTTTACAGGTAGTTCCGACAAGTGCGGAATTTAAAAGAGCAAAAGAAAATACAAGGTTTGGGCAAATGTCTCGCGCTCTCGGTTATGCAGATTATTCTGTTGATAATAAATTCTATTTGGATGATGAAGCGCAGATAATGAAAAAAGGGAAAAACACGCGGTTTTATTTTACTCTTGTTTGGAGGGACAAAAAATACGGCGTGTGGTTTGATTACGATACAGGGATGACAATTATATCATACGATTACGACCCTTATAATACTATGGTTTTTACACCAGATAAAGAAAGTATCAACAAGTCAATTCAATATGTAAAGCAGTATGAACGGCATCCGTTTTTTAGAAGAATAAAAGAAGCACTGGAAACGGGTACACTTGCTTACGAAAATGAAAAAATTCAGCATGAAATTAAAAGCATGTTGAAAATAATTATTTAAAAGGAGAAAAACAATGGCTTACACAACTTGGATTACGGCTAACCCACTTGTAAATGTTACACAGGTTTTCGGAGGTTCTCATCGTGGTAAAGACTGGAACACGCGGGATGCTTCCGGGGTAATGGGTGATACGATGGTGCGTGCAATTGGTGATGGTGAAGTGGTCCGCAGTGAATACGGCACGGGCGGCAACTGGTCGTGGGGGAATTTCATTGCGATTTACTATCCAGCTCTTGATAGGACAGTTTTGACCGCGCACCATGCAGAACGCCTTGTGAATGTTGGTGATAGTGTAACCGCTGGCACACCGATTGGAAACTTCGGAATGACTGGCAATACAAACGGCCCGCATTGCCATGAAGAATGGCATGTCGGTCGAGGGATTACAAATAATCTTGTAACGCCCGAAGATGGTTTTCCTAACATTGTTGGGCGTTATGAAGTGGAATACGGGGGAGGTGAGCCACCAATGCCGACCGATTTTACCGCAAATATGCTTATTGTTGTTTTCGCTGAAAACGGGCATACAATCAACAGTCCCGCAAGTAACGACCCTGAAAACTACGTATACTTTGGTAATAAGAGAAAGTTTCGCGTGAAACCTGACAACCTTAACAAAGTGCAGGAGTTCGGAAGCTGGAATTATTGGCAGGATATTACAGATGTAGCGGTTCTTAAAATCTTTAATAAAGATTTGAGTGAGCTTCCCAATGTGTGAAAAATTGAAGGCGCTTTATATTGAAAGTTATTATAACTATCAAAAAGCGAATGCTAAAGATGTAGGAATAATGTACGGGATATTTCTAGGGGTAAGAAAATGCTGTAACATTTTATATTCGCAGAAAACTGTTGCAGATTTTCAAATTCTGGCAAACGAATTTACTAACAAAAGGGTGTGATAAAATGGACTATAATGCGGTTGCTCAAATTGTAAGCACTCTCGGCTTCCCGATTGTAATGTGCGGTGTACTTGTCTGGTTAAACGTTAAGCAGATGAACGCCCACAGGGAAAGTGAGGAAAATTTTACGCAAGCTCTTTCAGATAACACAAAAGCTTATATCGAACTTAAAGAAGCCATTACGAATTTAAAGTTAAAGGAGGAAAACTAAAATGAAACTTAGCGAAGCACGTGAATTTATTGATAGGCTTTACAACAGTGAAGATGGTTTTACTGACGATATGCGTGAAGATTTGCGCAGATTGCACGACAGTGAAGATGAACAAGAGGGAATGGAACGTTACTGGAAAGAAATGTCCGATAAAATGGACGGTATTTCCAACGCCTTTAAAGACTTTAAACGTGATTATGTTACTCAAATTCTGACTGGCCGTGATGCTGTTAAGAAGCATGTTGAAGATTTGAAAGATGATGATTTCGATGATATCAAAGATGAGACCGAAAAAATTAAATCTATTTTTAACGAGGAGGTAATTGAAAAATGAAAAGTGCAAAAGTTTTGACAAATGTAACCAATAATCAGCCGCAGATTTTAACCGCGATTCGCGCGCAGATGGTAGCGGAAAATCCCAGCTTTGAAAACAGGCTCCCGGAAGTTACGCAAAATAATATCAGGGAATTTGGCACAGCGGTGCTTGATTATCAGCCCACGCAGAACGCTTTTGTAGATACCCTTGTGAACCTTATTGGCCGAGTATGGATTACTTATCGGCTATTCACCAATCCCATGCGCGTGCTTAAAAAGGGTATTCTTGAATATGGCGATACGGTAGAACTTGTTTATACCAATCTTGCGAAAGCTCATCAATTCGACCCTGCCCAGGCAGAGGAAGAATGGATGAAGCGTGAAATCCCTGACGTGACCACTGCTTTCGCAAAACTGAACTATCAGGTTTTCTATAAAAAGACTATTACTGACGATATGTTGAGACAGGCCTTTATGTCTTGGCAGGGTCTTAGCGATTTTATCAGTTCTGTTTTCAACTCGATGTATTCCGGGGCTGAAACAGATGAATTTATTACAATGAAAGATTTGCTTGCGCAGTATGGTACGGCGGGCAAGTTCGCGGTTGAAGTAATTGATGAAGTTACCGACAACACATCCGCGCACATGGCTCTTGCGAAAATGAAAGCCGTTTCCAATAAGATGTCTTTCATGCGTGCAGATTATAATAGTTTAGGTGTTCTTACCGCAACTCCGAAAGAAAAACAGGTTCTTATTATCGATGCTGACACGGATGCATATTTGGCCGTGCTTGGGTATAGTACCCTGTTCAATCTGGAACCCGCAAAAGTTCAGTACCGCGTAATCGTGGTTGATGAAATTCCTGTCGCGGATACGCATGCTATTCTGATTGATGAAGATTTCTACGCAGTGTGGGACGCTTTGCAGAAATTTACTCGTGATATGAACGGGCAGGGGCTTTACTGGCAGTACTGGGCGCACTACTGGCGAATTATGGCGGTGTGCCCGTTCGCGAACGCGGTCGCGTTTGTTACCACCGCACCCACAATTACAAGCGTTACTGTTTCGCCTAGCTCCACTACTGTAAATAAGGGAACTACGGTTCAGCTGAGTGCAACTGTAGAGGGAACAGGACTTTTCCCGCAGGGTGTGACGTGGAGTATCTCCGGAAATTCTGATAGCGCAACCACAATCACCCGTGATGGTGTGCTCACAATCGGAAGTACGGAAACTGGTCCCGTAACGGTAACTGCAACGTCTATTTACAACACTGAAAAGAATGGTACAGCCACTATTACAGTGAACGCTTAAAGTTTATAGCCGGGCGGGTAATGCCGCCCGGCAAATATAAAGGAGAAGAAAATGGCAATAAATCCCAATACAACAATTTATCTATGTGCAGGCATACCATGGGGGAACGACTATGCGCATGTTAGATTGTTCCAGAATATGGAAGAACGTCTTTCTTTTCTTTCCACAAAAATTGTTGCAACGCTTGACGGTGCAACTTATCAGCGAGACGATAAATTTGTTTCGTTTCCGGCAAATTATGAAACAATTGCAAACTGCAACTACATGTATTATCGTAATAACAACCGTTGGTATTTTAACTTTATTACGGATATTCGTTTTCAGAATGAAAATAAAAGCGACGTGTATTTTGAACAAGATGTTTTCCAAACATGGTTTGTAGATGATACATTAAAAATATCTTTTGTTGAGCGCGAGCACACAAATGACGATACATTTGGAGCCAACCTTGTACCGGAAAATCTGGAAACGGGGGAATATGTTTATAACCAAAATATTACAAGTGGTTATGGCACTGTATATGATTTTACACCCGGCATTATTATAGCTGTTTCAGAGCGTTTGGACGGAGTTGCGACATCAAGTTTACTTGATAACACTTTTACTGGTTTATCTTACTACTACGCTAAAAAAGAACGTGTTGACATGGCAATTTCAATGGTTGATGAATATGCGAAAAGTGGTAAAGGTGATGCCATTGTATCTATGTTCATGTACCCTCTTGAACTCCTTAACATTTTCCCCGCATCCCCGTCTTATGGTTGGGTAAGTGGTATGGGTTCAGAACGGATTTATGGAAACAAACTGCTAAACATTTTCGCGCCGCTTGATGGTTACACACCTAAAAATAACAAATTGTACACATACCCGTATAGAGCATTAGAACTGTACGGTTCCGGTGCAAGCGGAAAAGAATACCGTTATGAATTTTTTGATTTTGAAGCACAAGAACCAAACGGGCCTTTTGTGTTGTTCAGTTCTCTTGGCGGTTCGGCACCTATCGTATGTACACCCTTGAATTACAAGGGGCTTAACATCTCACTTGATGAATCGCTGACAATGCCCGCTTTTCCGGTTTGTTCGTGGATAAACGACACCTTTAAAAATTGGTATGCGCAAAATCAAATGGGTATGAACTTAAACGCTTTAACAACAATTGTTGGTGGTTCTGTTGGTGCTGGTGTTGGAGTTTTTACCGGAGATTTTTCCGGGGCAGTTGAAAGCGTTGTAGGTGCGGCTACTAAAATTGCGAATACACTTGTAACAATCGAAGAACACAAGATAATTCCCGATAGCGCAAGAGGCAATACAGCTTCTTCAAATTCTTTCTTTGCAAATGGACAGTGGTATTTTTACATGTTCCCAAAATGTGTGCGCTATGAATATGCAAAGCGCATTGACGACTATTTTACAATGTACGGCTACAAAACGCTTCAAACAAAAGTGCCTAATTTATATGGCCGCCGCTCTTGGAATTTCGTAAAATGTGTTGACGCTAATTTAATTGATAATATTCCGGTTGTAGCACACAATCGAATTAAACAGGCGTTTGAAACGGGTGTTACTTTTTGGCACACGAACGACATTAAAAATTATTCACTCGATAATTCTATTGTTTAAGGAGGTGTAATAATGGCAAGAAAAGGAATAGGCGGTAGAGATTTCCAGTTTTTCGACACTCTAGCTTTGAACAATATAACTTACAACGAATATACAATTCGATTGCTGAATATCGCGTTGGCCCGCTTTAAATGGGAAAATGTACCAAAAGGGATTGACATTCGTTATCTCGAACTAATGCTCATTACACAGGGTTCGGCACTTGTTTTTTATGAAGATAGTTTAGACCAGTTTTTCGGACTTGGTGTTGCATACACCGGCCCGCTCAACTGGTACGGCGTGCCGTCTGAACGAAGTGCAATTGCCGCAAACGGCATGCCTTTTAGGATGTTGGATGAAACAAATAGCGTGCTAATTTTTAATAATATGGCAAGAACAGGTGATGCCTACATTATAAATGAATACGCAAAAAAGCTATATGAAATTCAGAGAAATGCAGAAACAAATGCAAATTTACAAAAGTTTTCGGCTTTCATTGCGTGCAACGAAAAAGAAAGATTATCGCTTAAAAACTTGATTATGAAATTGGACGGCGGCCAACCGTTTATTTATGGCGATAAATCCTTGAATCTTGACAGCATAAAGCCTATTAACTTGGATATTCCATTTATTGCTAGAGACTTACTAAGCGTTAAAACGGAAATTTATAACGAAGCGTTGACAAGCCTTGGTGTTGTTTCAGCTTTCACAGATAAACGGGAAAGGCTTGTTGCAAATGAAGCCACCGCCCCGTTTGGTTCGCTTGAAATGATACGTGAATCTTATCTCTATGAACGAAAACAAGCGTGCGAAAAAATAAATGAAATGTTTGGCACTAACATGAGCGTAGAATTTAATTCGGAAATTCCAATTGTGCCGGAAATGGGCGGTGATATTGAAAATGAGTAATTACACCGTTGAGTTAAGACAACTTATTCAAAATGGTTATGACATAGGATTAAAGGACTATCCTATTTTTGATGAAAGTTACCGTGAAACGCTTAACAATAAAATTATAACGCATTATTGGATGAGGGAAATTGGAGCAGAAACAGCGGGGCTTTTTAAGCTTTATCTTAACCGCACTATGGATGAAATAATGCCATACTACAACCAACTTTACAAGAGTGCTCAACTTGACTTTGACCCATTGAATGCTTATAATTACGTTGAAACAAATATGGAACTCGAAAATGTTAAGAGTGACGGCACGCGCACAGACACAGCAGACGGAAAGAGCCTTTATAGCGATACCCCGCAAGGGTTGCTTGATAATGGTGCTATCGCAGACGAAAAATATTTAACTTCTGCAACTTTGAATGATTCCTCGGCTTCTTCAACTGCAAACAATTTGCAGAAACGCGATAGAAATTTTGAAAAGAAAGTACGCGGAAATATGTACCATAATTTAAGTGAGTTGCTAAAAGACTACCGGGAAACTTTCTTGAATATCGACATGGAAATTATAAACAACCCGGAAATACAAAACTGCTTTATGAAGCTTTATTAAAGGAGGTGAAAACAATATGGATTTTCTAAATGTGGTTCGGTGTTGTACTCCCGCTTTACCGTCTGCATATGCTGATGCGCTATCGTATTATGAAGCATTGTGTAAATTGCAAGGAGCAATAAATGATGTAATAGCAATTTTAAACACGTACACACCCGTAACCGAAGAATGGGTTAAAAATTATGTGACCGAACAACTGAACTCGATTATTAAAGATATTGAAGATTTTGAGAGTTCGGTTGACGGAAAAATTGAAAATCTGGAAAACCAATATGCACAATTTACGCAGGAAGTTAATGAAAAAATAGTTGGGATAATTGATACGGTTAACAAAAATAATGAAATTTTCTATAATTATTTAATTACAATTGTTAACCAGAAATTGGAAGAAGTTGTAAACAGGCTTGGGGATGAAACAATTATTAACAATCCTGTGTACAATAAAATGGACAGTTTAAAGAATACTTTGAATGATATGTACGCAGGTGTGCGGCAAACTGGAATTACAGCATATGAATATGCTAAATTGGGTTTGACCGCGACAAAATATAAGGCTTACAATGTTACCGCTTTTAACTATGCAACCGCCGCGCGTTTCATATGGCATAAACTTATTTACGGCGTGTATTCTGCAATTACAGGTGTTTTTACTTCTACACAACAGGCTATGAACGAATTAACACAACAGTTGAGAACAAACGGCCTAACTGCAAACGAATATAAAGCGCTTGACTTAACAGCAGATGCTTACAACGGTAAAAACTGGACATCATACAACTACGCTTGGAACTCTAAAACTTAAACAAAAGGAGAAAATTATTATGGCTAGCACGAATAAAACAACTACACTCGATTTGTCCCAGTTTGTGGGCAACGACAAGCCAGACTGGTTGACCGATTACAATGAGGACATGGAAAAAATTGACACTTGGGCAACTGTTGCTGAATCTGATATCAGTACCGCGACAGCCGACGCTTCTTCTGCAAAAACTACCGCGAACGCGGCTTCCACCGCCGCGAATCAGGCTTCTGCTACAGCTAATAACGCATTGAATAAAGCTAATGAAGCGATAAATAACATTGGGAATGTTAAAACAGGACAAATTACAAGCAGTTTTAGCGGTTGGAATGGTACATTGTACGCTTATTATAATAACAACTCAAAAATTTATTGGATTAAAGGTCAAATTTATGGTTCAGCCCAGTCAATTACTAATTCTACTAAAATTGGACAACTGCCAGATAATACCTATTGGCCCGCTCAAAGATTAACAATTTATAATGCCGGATATTATAGAGCCTCTAACGGAGAAAATGCTATTGATATTCAGGTAAACACCGATGGGTCTATCAATTCCTATACAAACGCCGATAATGTAACAAATATCACGCTCGGCGTAATGTTCTTTGATTTTTATTAAAGAAATCGCCCCGCCAAAAGGCGGGGCTTATTTTTATTCAAATGTTGTGTCTTTGGGTTCAAGTAAGTAGTCATTTGGATTTTTCCAGTAGTCATATTCAACTTTTTCTAGTGCTTCATAGTAATTTTCTGCATCAATATCAACAACTGCTTCATGGACTTCCTTGATAGTAATTTTGAAAATCATTTTCTCCTATCTCCCATCACATCATATTTTGAAAGGTTTTTCTGCCCCTTTCACTGTGTATAGTATAGCATGGATTTGACCATAAGTATTTGCATTATCGTATCTTTGTCTTTGCACTATCGTCCGCTTTTTCTGTGCCGCCCGGCGATGGCCTCGATGGTCTCGATGGCCCCGATGGCCCCGATGGCCCCGATGGCCCCGATGGCCCCGATGGCCCCGATGGCCCC